TTCTTATTTGTTGACTTCTAAAATCTCTTGTAGCCATTTTGATTAATCCTATCTTAAACTAAACTATATTGATTAATTATTCGTTAACCCTGAACTGAGCATAAATATCTTATCTCTCCAGTAAAAGGAGCAGAAGTTATAACTTTCATACCTGTGGTTGTAATATTTGTAAATGTAACGCCAACATTTGGAGAACCTTCAGAGTCAAAGACCCCAGGTGGTGGACTTGAAAAATAATCATTTTCATCTGCGAAAGAGATTAAAAAATCAACAAGGCTATTATAATTTTTAAATACGTTGATTTCTGAGTTATCATCTTCAATAAAATAAAAGTCACCTTCTACTGAATATTTAATATCACTCTTCTTAATTGTTGGTTTGCCGTTGTCGTCAATCCAAGTCTTTGCGTTTTCTATTGTTGCAAATTCTTCTGCGACACAATCGAGATCATTTGGAGTCCATATTGTAAAATGGTTTATCTCTTCATAGCCTTCAGAACAATCATAGACATGATCAATTCTGTAGTTTTTGTATGTTTCTTGTTGCATTGTTTGGTTCTCCTTGTTTCTAGTTTTTGTGAGTTAGTTTAAATCCTTCTTGCAATGATAATTCATTAATTATAATTGGATTCGGATATTTAGTATTATTTCTTAAAACGTAATCTTTTATTTTGTCATATGACAATTTTTTTAATGACCAATATGTATATTCGCCACTATCTAATAAATCATGGACAATCATAAATTCATTTTTACGTCTTCTTTCAAAAGATTTTAAAAGTTTCTTTTTAAAATATTCACTAATTGCTTTGTCAATTAATAATTCTAATGAAAAATCTTCTTGCAAATAACTTTCCTTATCAATTTCTTTTTTAATATTTGGGTAAGAATTATAAATAAAATTATTAACTTGTGATAAGTAATCGTACATATTTATATTACGTTCAGAAAAATCAATTAAAACGTCATAATCATTGTCTCCGCCTTGTCCTTGGTTTTTAACATAGATTGATTTTTTGCCGTCAATATATACATTGCAATTGAAACAGTTTGTTTCTTCGGACATGCTTTCATATACTTTTAATGATTTGATTTCTATTTTCTTCATTGTTTATTCTCCTTTGTTTAATTCTAATTTTTTAATGATTATTGGTAGAAACTTTCTAGCAGTTGGGCTTTGTTCATCTTGTTCCCTTCTTTTTTCAAGTTCAATGTGTAAATCGTCATAAAGCCAATCAACAAGGAATTCATTTTCTTCATTGTTTAATTTAGTCTCTTGTTCTTTTATTTTATTATAATAATTTACTATATTGTTTAATGTTTTCATAACTTGAACACTATCAATCTTATTGCCTTGATATTGACTTAAAACGTCTTGTAAATCATGTTCAAGACTTTTGTTGAATTCTTCTATTAATTTCATTTTTGACTCCGTTTAATTTGATTTAAAAATTGATTTAAATTTTTATGAATTTGTTTACCACCTTCACCATATTCATGATCTTGATCAACTGTAATTGAGGTTAATTCTGCTCTGTTATAATGATCTGAATGCTCATAATTATCTTTAAATTTAAATATATAAGCATATTCAAGATCGCCATGGTTATCAACTGAGTCAATTCTATAATTGCTATCATTCATAATCATAGAAATGAATCGATTTATATTCCAATTTTTACAGTCTGAGTTGTCTTCCCATTTAGTAACTTGTAATTTTTCAAGCAGATCTGCTCCGCAACATTCAAGATAACCATCATAATGACGATAAAAAATGATATTTGTTTTGCCGTTTTTGATTGTTATGTTTGCTCTAGTTCCCATTGTTTTGGTTCTCCTTTTTCTATTGTTAAACTATTTTTGTTATTGTCATGTTATCACAAACAAACTTTACATTTAAAAAAATGTCTTGCCCATTTATGTCTTGAGATTGTGAAAACTTTAAATAATCGCTTAATTTAAAATCTGTTAAAATCTCATTCGAAAAACACTCAAACATGGATATGTTTATTGAATCATTATCAAATAAATTCGTATGTTTATATTCATTCCATAATGTGTTTTGTGTGTGTATTTGTTTAATTTCGTTGCCGTTCCAAGTGCATAGATACAATGAATCGGTAGAGTCTAGGCTAATTGAATTTTTCATTTTTGGTTCTCCTTGTTGTTTGTATAATTTCTAAATTTTAATTCTTGTTGTATTAATTTTTTAATTTGCAGATCAAATTCTGACATGCTGAGCATTTGCCACAATATCTCTGTTTGTATCATTTTTATATTAAACATTGGTTTGGTTCTCCTTTTTATATTGTTAATGTCCAAATAAAGAATTTGTTTGACTGTATTTATGATCTTTCTCTGTTGGGTAAGCCCAAGCGAAAGAGTGTATTTTGATTGAAGGTCTGCCGTTTGAGTCAACGGCTATTCTTTTTGTCACGCCTTTGTTCTCAAAAAATTCAACAGTTTGATTTGTTTCACAAGTGAAGTTGTCATATGTCTGTTCTGACGAAACAATCTGACCTCTTGTCGGAATAATCTCACAAGTATTCTTGCCAATTAATTTAATGACTTTATAAAAATCAATATTTGTTTGATCATAACCCCAAGAACAAACAAAAGTATCACCGACTTTTACATTGTGCGGTTGTGATCTTTCTGCTTTTCTTTTTTGTTTTGATTCAATTTGTAATTTTCGAATTTCAATTGTTTGTTTGATCGTTTCAATTGCTCTTGTCATATCTTTAAAACGATAAAACCAAACATGATTTGCGGTTTGATTTGTTTTATGACATTTAATAATTAATTTTTGATCTTCTTTATATTGAAGAAAATGCAAATTATAAACCTCTTCAATGCCGTATGGCGTAAGGTCTAAATATTGACAATATTTATTTGAAAAGTCTTTTTTGTTTGTTTCGTAATTATTCATTCTATTGGTTCTCCTTGTTAATTAATTTGATTTATAAAAGTTATCGAGGGGATTTTCGTTTTCTCTCTCGCATATTGGAACGTATCGAGAATCTTTTCTGATTGAATCCGCAGGTGATTCGTTGCCAAACTTTTGACGCAATAAATCTCTTGTTTGGTCTAGTTCTTTTCTTAGATTCTCAATGGTTCTCATACTTATTTTATAGTGAATATTCGTTAAAAAGTAAACACCTAAAACACAAAAAAAGCTGCAAAATGACAATAAAATATATAATGATTTCAAAGGGTTAGGCTAAGAAGCTCCAAAAATTAAAAAGAAAATTTTCTTATTTTTTCTGACTTTTCCACGCTTTTCTGATTTTCTTTTGTGATTCGTTTGTAAATACTTCGATTGGGTAGATATTGCGGTCACCATAGCCAAAATCGTCTTTTACTTGATAACTCGCAAAAGTTCTCACATATTGGCGCTTTTCTATTGTTATGACATCATATAGAAAACATTCTGTGACAATTTCGCAACACTTCATTTTGTTGAAATCATCTGCTCCAATTGTTGTTGAGTCTCCGCAGATATCAATCCATACAAGCCTTAGACGGCTATGTTTATTATTACCTATTTTAATCACAATGACACATAATAAAATTTTTCTATAAGATATTATATAAAAAAAATATTTTTAATTTGCCGTGAGAGTTTTTGTCTATTTGTCTAATATTGCTAATATATTGGCTCATACACTCTATTACACTAAATATTATTGAAGTCTTTATATTAGTACCTTCTAATATATATACCGTTCCAGGCTATTAAATCGCTTAAATCAACACGACTCTCTGTCTTTTTGTTTTGTGAAATCCTTTTTTAGGTTTATAAAGATTATATCGTCAATTGTGAGCGTATATAGACCACCAAAAATTGACACATAACCACCGAGAATCCACAATAAAAAAAGGTATATTTAGACTAAAAATGGTTTTTAGCGTTTAACATCAAAAAACGCTCTACTG